ATATTAAAATTATAGTGGAAAGAAAAATATGAAACAGACCAAGTTTGAATCCGGGATCGAGGTGTTCATGAACTACGCGTCCGGGTTTGTGATAGCGTGGTCAGTCTATGCCTTCATCGTGTTGCCGAATGAGGCGCTTCAACAGTCGGCGTTCTGGGTCACCGTGATTTATACGATCGTGAGCGTGGTCCGAAGCTACCTGTGGCGCCGGTTCTTTAACGCTGGATTACATCGGGCCGCGCATGCTATCGCGGTCAGGGTGTTCAGCTTTTCTAAATAAATACATAAAACTAAATAGGTGGTAATCATGGCTATTGAAAAACATATCGATTTATTAGGATATAAAGCAGAAGATAAAGTCACCGGTTTGAAAGGGGTGATCAGCACGGTCAGCTTTGATCTATTTGGATGCGTGCAGGTGATAATTTCACCGCCGGCCAAGGAAGGCGGTGAACTCCCTGGCGGTTGTTGGTTTGATGTTACAAGGCTCAAGGTTTACGACAGGCAAGCGCGAGTGATGCCGGTACCCGATTTTGAAAAAGGCTATGTTTCCGAAGGCAGGAAGGGTGCGGCAGATAAACCGGTGCCACAATGAAACTGTATGAAATGGGTCTGCACGAACGAACGCAGATCAGTGATGGCATATATGTTCTGCGTGTTCCTGGTGGGTGGGTCTATGAATTCAATTATGACATTCCCTACGGGCTTGCATGCAGTGCGGTTTTTGTCCCGCTTAATTCTGAGAATACCGGATACGTGGATCCCCCAGACCTGCGGAGCAGTGTATGAAATATGTGAGGAATAAATAAATGTGGTTATGTGATAAATGCGGATCAGAAATTGTGAATAGTGGGAAAGTCAAACCATTATCAGAACTATATTCAGGCGACATCCCTTTCAAAAATGGAGAATGTGAGAATTGTGGCTGTCAAAATAATCTAATGCCATACCCTATTGATTCTATGAATCAGAGCCAAAAGCATGAAGATTGAAGATTGGTCGGTTGACCAGGTGAAGCCCTACTATCGAAATCCGCGCAAGAACGCGGCTGCCGTTGAGGGTGTTGCCAGCAGCCTGAAGGCATTCAAATTCCGCCAGCCGATTGTGGTCGATAAAGAAAACGTGATCGTGGTCGGGCACACACGCTATCGGGCCGCGTTACAGTTGGGCATGGAAACCGTACCGGTGCATGTTGCGGATGACCTGACCGAGGCGGAGATCATGGCGTACCGGTTGGCCGATAACAAAACGCCTGAATATTCCGACTGGGACATGCCGTTGCTGGAACTGGAAATTCAGGAACTGGATGACATGGACTTCGATCTGAGCCTCACCGGGTTCGATGACGCGGAACTGCGTGCCCTGACCGGTGATGTTGACGACGCCGACTATCCGGCATTGAATGACGGCGACAAGGAATCATTTCAACAGCGCACCTTCACCCTGCATGATGAACAGGCCGCCACTGTGAACGCCGCCATCGAAAAGGCGAAAGAGGATCCGCAGTGTAAATCCACATTAAACGCGAACGCCGCCGGTAATGCTCTGGCGCTAATCTGCCGGCGTTACCTATACCGGAAGGAGGCCAGCGAATGACCGTGAAGGACATGATCGTCAAGCCCATCACGTCCAAGGATGCGCGTCGGTTCATGAAGGGTCACCACTACAGCGGCAAGGTGGTCAATAACAGCGTGCTGCATTTCGGCGTATTCTGGAACGGACGCCTCGAGGGGGTGATGCAGTACGGTTCACCCATGGATAAGGGTAAGGTGCTCGGCCTGGTCGATGGGTCTGGCTGGAATAGCATGCTGGAACTGAACCGTATGGCATTCAGCGATCGCCTCCCACGCAATAGCGAAAGCCGCGGCCTGGCGATATCCTTCAAATTGATCCGCAAGCATTACCCTCATATCCAATGGATCCTGTCATTTAGCGACGGAACGCAATGCGGCGACGGCACGATCTACCGTGCCAGCGGTTTCGTATTGACCGGCATCAAGGAATCGAAGAATCTTGTGCGTTGTCAAAATGGCACCGTCATTCACAAGATGACACTGGAATCAAACCCGACCAGCCCGCGCGCAGAATTAGGCGGGCGCACGTACTACGAGATCACCGGCGGAAAATACAACTTCGGGAAATATGTCGAGGCGGTGAAAGGTGAGATCCTGATCGGTTACCAGCTGCGCTATATGTATTTTCTGGATAAATCTGCCCGGACCCGATTGACGGTACCGGAGATCCCATTCTCCCGGATCCATGAAATCGGCGCGGGTATGTATCTGGGGCAGAAGGTCGGGCCGGACCGCAAACCATTCCTTGAGGGTTCTCCGGTTTGTGATAAAGTATAGATATTGAACAACCAATCCGCCGATCACCTATCACTCGGCACGGCTGGACCCGATCAATCGTGGGAATTGACTCGGGACGAGCGCAACGCAATCAACACGGCGCCTGAAGTGGGCCATGGCCTCCCCAAGGGCACAGCGGCGGTTCGACTCCGACCCAGGCGCTCCATTTTCCGAAGGTGGGAACCATGTCGACCAATTCACAAAAGGAAATAGATCACAGGCTGGTCCGGGCCGTGAGGGACGCAATCTATAACCCCACTGTTTCATCTGGTATCGCGCCTAATGCACACCACGGAAAGCAGGAATGCAAACGACGCAGGAACCGAACCAATGTTCTGGGCGAGCGCTACTGAGTAGAAAATGGCCAGACCGACTAAATACCGCAAGGAAATGTGCGAGGAAATCGTTGATGCCATGGCCAAGGGACTGTCCAAGGAGGCTGCCGCTGTCGAGTGTGGAATCCACAAAGACACGCTATACGACTGGTGCAATTCAGAATCTAAACGTTATAAACGCAAGTTTTCCGACGCCGTACAGGAGGGGGAAGGAAAAAGTTTGCTGTTCTGGGAAAAGATGGGCATATCCGGCGCCGCCGGCAAACTGAAGAACTTCAAATCCGTTGCCTGGACATTCAACATGGTCAACCGTCACAAATGGACGATGAAACAGGAAATCTCGGGCCCGGGTGGCGGACCAATCGTCCAGAAGGTGGTTGTATTGCCTGACAACGGACGGAAAGATCGGGATGTTGACGAAAACTGACGAGGCGGTCACCTATGACGGGCTGGAAGTCATCGGGCCGCAACCCGGCAAGCAAACCGAATTCGGCGCCACAGTGGCCGATATTGCGATATATGGCGGATCCGCCGGCAGCGGTAAATCGTACGGGCTAATCCTCGAGCCGACCCGACATATCCACAACCCGCGCTTCGGCGCGGTTATCTTCCGACGCAAACTCACCGAAATCGAAAAGGAAGGCGGTCTATGGGATGAGGCCATGCTGCTCTATCCGGGCATGGGCGCGCGTGTCCGTGGCGGTAGTGACCTCGATTTCCGGTTCCCTGGCGGTGCCGTGGTCGCGTTCGGACACCTACAATACGACGAGACGGTCCTAGATTGGCACAGTGCCCAGATCGCCTTGATGTGTTTCGATGAATTGACGACCTTCACCAAGAAGCAGTTTTTTTACATGCTATCGCGTAACCGGTCGGTCTCCGGGGTCAAGCCGTATGTGCGCGCCACGTGCAACCCGGACGCCGATTCATGGGTCGCAGACTTCATTTCGTGGTGGTGGGATGAAGAAACCGGCTATCCGATCTCCCGGGCATGGTGGAAAAAGCTCCCGAGGAAATGGCGCGGTGTTGAACGGTCCGGCGTTCTACGGTGGATGATCAAGATCGATGAGGATATCAACTGGTTTGATTCCGAGGCCGAGGCGATGGAATGGGCTGCCGCGAACAACCTGCCGGATGACTTACTGCCCAAGAGCGTCACCTTCATTGCCGCCAAGCTGGACGATAACCCGGCATTGCTGAAAAAGGATCCCGGCTACAAGGGCAATCTATACATGTTGGGCCGTGTTGACCGTGAACGCCTGCTGGAGGGGAACTGGAAAATCCGCGCCAGCGGCGGGAAAATGTTCAAGCGCAACGATTTCAAGATTGCCGAGGACTACCCGCGCGGCGATATCATGAAGGATGTTCGGTTCTGGGACTTCGCCGGCACGGAGGTCAAGCGCAGTCGGTCCCGGGCAAATATGGCCAAGATGCTGGAAACCGATCCGGACTGGACGGTCGGCACGCGCGGAATCATCACCAAGGATCTGAAGATCTACATCATTCATTCGATACGGCAGCGCGGCACCCCGGGGGCAATCGAGGAACTGTTCAAGCAAATCACCGCCGAGGATGGGCGAAATGTCGCGCAGTGGATCGAGGAGGAACCAGGCGCCTCCGGTAAGTTCATGGTCGACCATCTAAAAAAACTGGTTATTGGTTATACTGTGAAGGCGGAGCGACCGACCGGATCGAAGGTGACACGAGCCGAGGCCTATCAGGCATACTCGGAAAGCGGCAACGTCTTTCTGGTGCGCGGTCCGTGGAATTCATGGTATCTGGACGCACACGACGCCTTCCCGGATCCAAACGTACACGATGATCCGGTCGATAGTGGGTCCGGATTGTTCAAGAAGCTGACCGACAAGCCACCATCTACCGCCGAGGCTATGGCCGGGCGACGAAAAAAACGGAGATGATCAATGGCCACCGTACAAAAGCTGAAAATGGTTCCTACAAAGAAAACGCGCAGCCCGATCCGCATGATGAAGTATGACCGCTGGGCGAACCTATCCAGTGGATTCGGTACCAGTGCCGATCCCATGGAACAAACGTTCTTCGGGCGGGACTATGTGATCTCCCAGATTGAACTGGACAACCTGTTCTCGGACGATTGGGTCTCGCGGCGCGCGATTGAAATCCCGGCCAAGGATGCAACCCGGGAATGGATCACCCTCAATCACAAGGAGGACCAGGAGAAAACAAACGCGGTCAAGGATGAAATGGAGCGGCTGAACGTCCAGGAAAAAATCAGTGAGGCGATTGTTCTGGATCGGCTATATGGCGGTTGCGCCATGTTGATCGGCGCCTTCGATGGACAGGAACCGGAGGAACCGCTGGGCACGGTTGACCGGGTTGAATGGTTGGAGAATGTCGACCGGTTTCATGCCTATCCGTCGATGTGGTACCAAGATCCGGATGATCCACGTTTCGGAACGCCGGAAATATACACGATTCAACGCCTGTCGGTGGTTGGGTCATTGACGAAGCAGGTGCATGAGACACGCATCATTCGGTTTGACGGTGGCTATCTGCCGCCACGATTGCGGATCCGTAATTTCGGCTGGGGCGCTCCGGTGTTTCAATATATCCGCGAGGCACTGCGGCAGTTCGGCGTTTCAACGCAGTCCGCCGCTTCCGTCCTGCAGGACTTTATCACCATGGCCTTGCAGATTGATAACCTGGCCGAATTGCTGCGCACGGATGCCGGCGAGGAAGAATTGATCAACCGGATCGCCGTGATGGCCGCCGAACGATCCACGCACAATATCGCGGTCCATGGTAAGGACGAGGCTATTTCGAAGATGGGAACCCCGATGACGGGATTACCCGATCTGCTCGATTTCTTCATGGATATCATCAGCGCCGCCGTTGAAATCCCCAAGTCCAGGTTCTTTCACAATCAGTCGGGCCGGTTGGGCGGTGATGCCGGGGCGAATGACCTGCGGAATCACTATGACAACATCGCCGCCTTTCAGCGTACCCATTTGACCGATCCGGTGCAGACGATCATCGATATCATTGCCGAGCCGATGGGTTATGCGCCTGGCGTGATCGGATTCGAGTGGAATGCCCTCTGG